TTACAGGCGTTAGTGCTGACGCTCCAGCAATCGTTGCAAACCCCAAAGACCCAGTTGGAAGTACACGAGTTTTTGCGGTAGCACCTGTGCCGTCGTCTACGTACAAAATAACTTCGTTAGCTGTAAAATCTTCCACTATATTGGCAGAAACTACTTTAGATTGAGATAGAGGGTCAAACACACCTACAGCAGCAGACTTTAGAGCTAAAGGCGTACCTCGACTTAGGCTTTGGAGCTGCGCTAGAGCACGAGTTCTAAACTCAGTATCTGTTTCTCTATCTAGACCTCCGGCAGCCTGAGATATGCTCAAAACACCTGCGCCAATAAATATTGGAGATCCAACAAACTGATTTATTCTTCCAGCGCCAACATTTCCTGCCGTTCCAGCCACCGTACACTTAGCTAGAACTTCATTTGATTCGTAGTTTCCTTGAAGAATGAATGCTGGTTCTATTGTCGCATAAATTTTAACTAGTTCAGTTACGGTAGGAGGGGCCTGCACTTCTGCGCCGATGTTGATGGTTCTGGCGGATGCGGACGGTGGCACCGGAGAAGCAAGAGTTCCACCTGTTACAAACGCTAACCGATCACCAATAAATATGTCGTACACAGTAGCGGTAGCTAGTGTAAGGTCTCCGGTAAGAGTATTGTTGTTTGTTACGGCTAAATTTTGTAAGCGTGTTGTGCCTTCGCCAACACGAATAGTATAAGGATAACCAGATGTTGGAAATCTAGTTGTGTCAAAACCAGTTATCGTCAACGAACCAGCAGCTGAATCTACCCCAGCTTTAGTTTTAACTAGGCTGTTATCATAAAACTTAAGACGAACAGTAGCAGGAACAGCAGACCTTCTAATAAGCCCGAAATCGGCTAGACGACGATCTAAATCCTCACCAGAGGCGGTTGTAAAGCTGAAAAGGTCCAATAGCTGGACCATTTGAAAGTATTGTTCGTCGTCCTCTAGAGCTGCCGCTTCTAGAATGGTTCTGATCACAGACCCGACGTTGTAATCCGAGATGGGCGTGTTTGCCTGCATATAGGCAACCATGTCATCTAAGATTTGTTCGAATGTTCTAGGTGTAAATGGCATGGTCAGAACCCACGAAGAGCGAAACTTGTTGACAAAACATCTGCAGAATTAGAAATAGCCAAGTCTGCAGTAACCGCAAGTGTATCACCTACCGCAAGGAACCTCAAGTCTCTAATAGAATCTACTCTAGTGTCACTCAAAATAGTTCTAGTAGTGGCTATTCTAAGGTCGTTAAAGGCATTTGCCGTCGCTTTTCTTCCTGATGGAAACTTAGCCCCAAATTTTGGATGCGCTGGAAGTTCCCCCTGCTCCGTTATAAATTTAAGCTTTAAGGCTTGCTCAATGTTTGGAATGCCTGCGATTGAAGCTAGGTCGCCACGTTGATTTATAGCAACATCAGTAATTTCGTAACCGCCAATAGCTTCAGATTTTAATCTTAAGTCTCTTCCATAAGAAATTTGAAGTGGATTGTTTGCGTTAGAATCATTTGCTGTTTCGTTTGGACTAGGATTTCCCGTACCAACTACAGCTTTATTTGCAAAACTCAAGCTATCGGAAGGATACAGTATGGTATCCCCGGGCTTTAAAACACCAGGACCACCTGTCGTGGATACGAAAGGTGCACGTAAATTGTTTAAGGTAACTAGAATTCTCCAATCCGACCTAGACCCCAACAAACGCTCCGCTATATCACGAATATCTTCTTCAGGTGATACAGTACTGGACCCGGTCGTACTAGGAGCCGGTGAGTAGCCAATGTACGAAGGACTGGATGATGGAGCACGACGCGGAGTAGTAAGTGTGCCTGCCGTCTCATAGGCAGAGGCATACCTATTTATTCTAGCCCCAACGTCACGTACAGTAGACTCGGCAGCAACTGGCTCTGACAAGATTCGAGCACAGGTTATCTTTGCTCTTCGCAGACCTCTGACCGTCTCAAATAGGTCAGGGATATTTTTCAACTGCGATATAGCAACATCTATATTCTCTATCAAGCTCAATGCGGAATTTCTTAAACCTCGGACTATTCCAAAAGCTGAGGACTTCACAGCATTTAGTCCGTTGATTACACTTAAAATAGGATTAAGTATCAGGTTAGAAATTGCAAAGTTTGCAAAACCTAATGCACGATTTATTTGACTAGAAACAGTGTTGAATACGTTAAACAAATTTTGCGAGTAATCTTGTATGCGCATAAGCATATTTGTTATGGCTCGCGCACTAGCCAATCGATCTGTGTTAAACCTATAATAAAAATCAAATTTGCCTAACGTTTTCAGGGAAATGTTGTACTCATACGTTAGTGGCGAACTTGAGGACTGAGACAGTCTAAAGTCTTCAGGCTCTACAATCCAGTAATCCGCGTCACGTATATTTCTCCAAAGCATAACTACGCGGCCAGACAGAGAGTCTGACATCTTTACGTCAGAATACTTTCTAAAAATATTTCTTAAAAATATTATGTCGTCGTGGCCAGACGCTTCAGAATCCGGAAGCCTTGATCTTTTGGACGTAATATCCGCTCCTAGTAATCCTTGAATTTGATCTTGCGTTACGCCTAGTAGCGGTATTTTTTCGGCTACTACTTTATTTGGACGAAGTCCAGTAGTACCTGTGATTCGTATGGACTTTGCTATCGAACCATACGATTCTACGAATTTTCCAGCTTGTTGAGTATTTACTATTGACGTCGCAAAAGGTTCGTCAAACTCATGAACTTTGGGAGGTATTCTAAAAAAATACTCCGCTAATTCAGTTCTATTAGCTGGGTCTAAGCCACTTGCTGTTAAAGTTTCCTCATTCTCTACGTTGTACAATACAATAGAATACAGCATCTGAACGGCTTCAGTTAGCTTAGCTCCCTGAACAGCTCGGTCTCGCTGGTCTCTAGTTAAGCTGTTTACTGTATTGAATGGGTCTGTGTTTAAAAACGAGAGTGACGCTTTAAAAGGCATATTACCCCGCTAACGTTTTAGTAGATACTGCTGTGGGCAATTGAGCAACCAAAGCTGTAACTGCAGCCGTTACGGCTGCTGCATAAGCTACAGTAGAAGTTGGGGCTACAGATTGTGCTGCAGTTATAGCAGCTAGAAAATTAGCAAACGCAGCATTAAGAGGAATGCCACAAACCACCCCACCTAGCGTACCAGAGTTTAGGGCTACTCCTGCAGCGGTTACATCCAGACTTCCGGAACCGGGTCCAGCAGAATTTTCAATTACTACCGAGTTTCCGCCTATGGTAATAGCGTTAGCCGCCAATACTGCAGTGTCTCTGGCGGATAGTCCCAGTATAGAAGCACCAGATATTGTGGCTCTTTCGCCTGTTGTAGCCAGAGTGAGATTATTCTGTGAGGTGACACTCACGTTTCCAACGCTTGCGATTTGAGTTTCGCCAGTGCTGGTAACTTCAGTATTACCGGTAACCTCAAAGAGCAGAGAGTCCCCGACTAATGTAGTGTAAGAACCTTTTACATTAGCATTAAAACTGGTTTCTACCGCAATATTTAAACTGGTCTTTGTAGTAAGTGTAGTATCTTCCTCTGAGGTGAGCAAGATTCTTCGTTTACTTTGTACTTTAAATAATTCTGGTACGTCAAGTTCGAATCTTGTTTGATCCGCTATTAAGTAAGTATTTTCCTTTGCTTGAGCTACGCCAGCTCTTGCTGGGTTTGTTTGAGGTAAATCCGGATCTGTTTCGTCCAAAACCCCCAAACCGTTCGTAGGTACGTTCCAGTCTAGTTCAAAACTTTGTGAGGGCTTTATCCAAGCTTTAAAACTGCCGCCTTCTTCTTCGTTTAAAGTTCTAGGAAATCTGCCGTCTTGCGGCTGTAGCGGTGTACCAAACGCCAGATTAGAATTTGCGCGATATGTAGATAAATAAACATGCCCTTGTTTGGATATTACAAATTCAACGCCGTTTATTCTGTGAAAAAATCTACTGTCCTGAACTAAGTACGGTCTGCGAACTCGATCATTAGGGTTAGATTGTCCGCTAGTAGCCGCGTCAAATCTATTTCCTGGATGAGGCCACCAACGAAGTATATAAGGCGTATCCAAACTTCCACCAAGGAAACCCACCACACACCAATCCCCGTCTAACTTGTAAGGATCTATGTTGTTGACTTCATTGTTCCAAGGCTGGCCGTTTATCAATGCAGAGCAGCCTTTGGGAAGGCGCTCATAGTAATCATCTAATCCAGTTCTAGAATCTGGCGTAATGATGACATTGTTCAAGGTAAACAAAGAGGACCTTCCATCTTCAACTACAAGAACGGTGCAGGTGTGAAGATATCCTCTACGATCCTCCGACTGGTACGCAGATCTATTCCTATCGCTGTCTGACGGATTTACTGCGAGTATTATACCTAGAACAGTTTTAGTAAAATTCAACGAGACATAGTCTCGTTGATTTACAGTCAACGACTGTGAAACAGGTTCCCCGTAACTGTTAACTATTCTATGATAATCTCTAACAGTCATTTAATTAATCCTAGTTATCTAACACCACCAGGAGAAGTCAAGAAATTAAATTCGGCTGCCAAGTTAGCAGACTCTGCCGCCGACGCAGGATTTGTTGTAACTCCTGTAGTAGTATTTGCTGCTTGTCTTAGTGAACCAAGCGCTTCGTCTACCCCAGGAAGTGAACGTGCAAGAGCACTATCAAGATCAGCTTGTATTGCACGCATTTGATCTTCAAATGTAGGATCCGATGAGCCCATTACAGACTCAACGATTTTTTCGTTGTACCTAGCACTTACGGAATTTGCATCCCCTGACGTATCCACTTCGTTAAAGAAGGGACTAGAGCGTCCAGCTACGCCCATGATGTTAGCTAAAGCCATGTTTTCAGGAGTACGCTGAGTTTTTATAGAACGCCGTACCGACTGCGGGTCTGGCACTATAAAATAAGTACTTAATCTAGAAGAAACCTTACGCTGCGTATCTGTTGCGTTGAATCCTTTAAGTGCAGGAAGAACGTATACCGGGTGAGGGTTGTTAGGTTGTCCGCGAGTTACGTGCAACGTAGTAGTCATAGGTTGCCCGTAAGTCCAGTTGTGAGAAACACCCTCAATGTAGTAAGAGCAATTTCTATCTGGCAAATCCAACCGGTAACCAACACGTATCTCCGGAGCACCGCGCATGGTAATTGTACCCGAAACATATTCTAGGTTGTGCTGATACCAGTGGTCCTGCATTAGTGTCCATCTTGCTAACAAACGCCTAGTACTGCTGTGGTCTATATGCCCGGTAGTTGCAGGTGGTGGTGGAGTAGCCCCGGGCTCCGGGGCTTCTGTAGGTTCCGGTGGAATTGGTCTTAAGGGCACTAGGTTGGCGTTTTCTCCTTCATCCCCTGGGAACGTAGCCGCGTCATCAACCTCTTCATCCGGAAGTGCTCCTTCAATTATATTTCTTCCCACTGGCAAAGTAAGACCAAAAAGTTCTCTAAATACACGAATTGGATTTTGACTTATAGTTTTACTTTCGTCAATTTCAGTGGGTCTAGACCTACTGGATCTATAGCCTGGAGGAGCATCAGCTTCGTTAACAAACACATCCGGAATAAGACCCCTATTTCTGTCTAAAGATGCAGGATACGCCTTACCATTTCGGACTACGTTGAATTCAAAATGAAGATGAACACCTTCGCAATCCGTATTACCCATAGTTCCGATTACATCACCAGCTCTTACTGCAACTGGAGTGTAGGTACCGCCACTTACTATTCTAGGAGAAGCAAACTGAGCTAGATTTCGAGACCTAGATACTCGAACAAAAGGCGGAGCTATTGTATCTAGATGAGCGTATAGAGAGTATATTTCTTGTGCTGGATGGTAGATTACTACCACGTTTCCGTAGCTATCTCGCCCATTAGTACCAACTGGTGCGGCCATAACAACCTCTCCATCAGCTACGGCTTTTATCGGGGTTCCACGACGGCCTGCAATATCTACCCCGTTATGAAATCGCCAATACTTTACACCGTTAGCTGGAACAGGATTTCTGGCAATGTTGTTTATGTGTCGTCTACCGTCAAATGTCTTAGGTCTGTATCGCCACTGATTTACAGCCCCAGCTACGTACCCTTGAGTATATCCGTCTTCCCCCTCTACCAATTCTACGGGCAAAACTGCTGGAGAAGGCGCAGGTAGCGGAGCTTCTGCTGCGACAGCTGCCACGTCAGGAGTTGCGGCTTCAGCTGCTGCCGGGGTTGTAACATTTACCGGTGTTATATTATTTACAACATTAAGAGAAGCTCTGGCGAATCTAGTTGACAAAACTCTTTTTCTAAGCCCATGACGCACGATATGAATGGGCGTAATTAGAGGCAACAAATCCATCAAGTAAAATTTACTCGCGGCACCTAAGATTGCGCTCTCCGAAACTAGTTCGAACAAATTAAAATGGTCCGTGTCACTTCTGGATAGCTGAGACTCTAGAATCTCATGTTCATATACTACTGCAACGTCTAGGTGCTTAGTTCCAACACTTCCTGGAGCTCCGAAAGCTGTGGAATTTACATTCAAACAAGGAACAGTGACTACGTGCCTTCCTGGTTGATTTGGTCTATCACTAA